ACGAGAAGAAAAACCGGAGCAATTCCTCGCGACGTAACTGGCCAACGATGGGACCTGCGCGCAACAGAACCAACGCCAAACGCGCGAAACGAAGTGCGAGACGTCGGCCGGGGCCGAAGGCGGCGCCGCCGGCGGTGGTCGACAGTGAGGGCCAGCGCTTGTTGCTCGCTCTCGACAAGTCGCTCGGCGAAATCGCCGCGGCGGTCAGGTGCAATCGGACGTCGGTGCTCGACTGGCGCAACGGCAACAAGACGCCGGTTCCAGAGATGCGCGCGCGCTTGTTCGCTGCCTACGCGATCCCCACTGCCGCCTGGGACTGCGTGCCTACGACGCCCGAGCCTGAGCGGAGCTCGTTGCCGCCGGCGGACGGCGCGCCGCCGACCACGCTCGAGGACTGTCTCGCGCTGCTCGCGCTCTTGCGCAAGGCACGCGGTCAGAAGGGCCTGCGCCCCGGCGACGCCGCGCGGCTCGCGGGCACCGAGGTCCGCATCCTCGCACTGCGCGCCAACCTCGAGCAGAAGGCCGAGCTGCTCGAGGATCGGATCGTGCGCGAGCACCCGCGGTGGCGGGCGCTCAAGGGGGCCATATTGAAGGCGCTTGCCCCACATCCGGCCGCCTCGAAGGCCGTCGTCGAAGTCCTCACCGCGCAGGAGATGTAACCGCAATCGACGTCGCTCCCCTGGCTGGTAGCGCGCTAGCGTATATACTTTATCCCATGGAGCAACGATGCGCGACCAGCCGCCCAAGCAACCTCGGAAGCGCCGCAAACGCGGCCTCGGCCCGGAGCCGGTGCGAACGATTCGAATGTCCGACGAGGATTGGGACGAGATACGACGGCGCGCGGAAGCTGCAGGCGTCAGCGCAAGCGAGTATCTGCGCGCTCGCGCTTTGGGTCGGCGCTTGCGGCGGTGACACCGGCATGCGTGTCGACGAGTCGATGCCCGAGCAGCAGGGCGCGAGCTCGAGCAGCATGGGCTCGGCCGGTGCATCCGCGAACGGCGGTCAGGCGTTTACCGGCAAGGCCTACCACGCCGCCAACGCTCCGCAGGAGCTCGCGGTGCCCGATGCTGGCGTCGGCGCCGGCGAGACCGAACCGACCGCCGACGCGGGCGATTCGGACGCGGCGCGACCGTCGTGGATCGTCAACTCCAACGACGCTGGCACGCCCTCGTCGAGCGGCGCGGCCGGCATGACCGCCGCAGGCACCGGCGGCGCCGCCGGCGGCACTGGAGGGATCACCGGCGGATCCGGTGGATCCGGCTCGGATCCTTCCACCGGCGGAACCGGCGGCAGCTCGAGCTCGGGCACGGGCGGCACGGGCGGCGCGAGCTCGGGCACCGGTGGCATGACCGCGACCGGCGGCTCGGGCGGCGGCACGCCGAGCGTCCGCTGCAAGGTGAGCAGCGGCAACCCATTGGCCGGTCAGACGATCGGCTGTGATGCCGCGTCTCAGCAGCTTTTCGCCGGCGTCGACGTGAGCTGGACGAACGGCGGCTCGACATACTTCTGCGCCGCGACCAATGCCACGCCGTGCGCCCACGGCGCGGCGTGCACCGTCTACTACAACAGCACGATGCAAAGCGGGGTGTGCCAGTGACCCGCGTCGCACTCGTGGTCCTGCTGACCCTGTTTGCTGCTCCACTGCACGCGCAGCAGCGCGATCCCGAGCAGCAGCTGCGCGAGCTCGACGCAGTGGTCGCGGCGCGCCGGGCTCGTGCCGATGCGATTCACGAACAGCAGCAGCGTGCATCAGAACAGCGCGAGCGCGAGGAGCAGGCGAGGAATGCTGAGCGCGCGGCGCACGCCGATGCGGTGCACGAGCAACAGCGTGCCGTCCGCGAGGCTGCGAAGGCTGCCGAGTGCGCGCAGAGCTGGCCGACGCGTCTCGCGGACGCGAAGCAAGCGCTCGTCGCAGCCGGGCGCGCCCAGGCCGACAAGGTCGCCGCGAACAAGCTCGCGTGGTTCGACCAGCACTGCCGGTTCCTGAACCCGCTCGAGATCGCGATCCGCAAGCTCAACGATCCGAACTCGTTCGTGTGCGACACGCAGAAGGGCCGGCCCGCGGGCCTTACGAGCTCGTTTGTGCTCGATCACCAAGGCGGCCTGGCACTGGGCGACGTTCAGGAGTTGCTCGCCGACGATCGAGTTTGCGAGCCGTTCGATGACGCCGAGCGCATGTCCCTGGTGATGAACGACTCCAATACGGACGCAGCGAGCGTCGGTCAGCGCTTGGCGGTGCTCTGCTACGACGACGATCGGCCGAAGTGCGTTCAGGCGCGCGCCTCGATCGCCGCATGGAGGGCGAAGCACGAGTGACGACGTCGATCGCCGAGGAAGTCGTCAGTCGCAAGCGCAGCGCGCCCGAAGCTCGCACGCTCTCCGACGACTTCCTTGCCGATCTGCGCGAGCAGCTCGATGCAGCCGTCCGGATCCGATTCCCGAGCGACGTCTACAAGGGCGATCCGGTCAAGTTCTGTCGGGACATTCTCGGCGTTGAGCCGTGGCACAAGCAGGTCGAGATCCTCGAGGCCGTCCGAGACTTTGATCGCGTGGCGGTCGTGAGCGGGCACAAAATCGGCAAGAGCATGAGCGCGGCGATGGTCGCGCTGTGGTTCTACTGCTCGTATCGAGATGCTCGCGTGGTGATGACGTCGACGACGTCGCGCCAGGTCGACCAGATCCTGTGGCGTGAGCTCAAGATGCTGCGCGCGCGTGGCTCGCGCTGCGTCGACTGCAAACGTGAGGATCCCGACCAGCACCGGATCTTGCGGCCATGCCCGCACTCGACGCTCATCGAGGGCGACATCGGCGAGCTCGCGCGGACCGGCCTGAAGTCGACCGACTTTCGCGAGATCGTCGGCTTCACCGCGCGCGAGGCCGAGGCCGTGGCCGGGATCAGCGGAAGCAATCTGCTCTATGTCGCCGACGAGGCCTCAGGCATTCCGGAGGAGATCTTCGAAGCGATGGAAGGCAACCGCGCCGGCGGTGCTCGGATCGCGATGTTCAGCAACGGCACGCGCAACAAAGGCGAGTTCTTCGAGGCGTTCCATTCGAAGGCGAAGTATTACAAAACGATTCAAGTCAGCTGCGAGGAATCGCCGAACGTCGTCGAGGGTCGAAACGTGATCCCAGGCCTGGCGACTCGAGATTGGGTCGAGCTCAAGAAGGAGGAGTGGGGCGAGCACTCGCCCATGTACATCGTGCGCGTCAAAGGCGGCTTCGCGCTGCACGAGGACGGCAAGATTTTTTCGATCCACGCCATCGGCGAAGCCGAAAAGCGTTGGCACGAGGCGCCGGAACAGGGCCGGCTGTTCATCGGGCTCGATCCGGCCGGCGAGAGCGGCAGCGGAGACGAAACCGTTTACGCGATTCGCCGCGGCCTCAAGGTCCTGCGCCTGGTCGCGCACCTCGGTCTCAGCGAGGAGGCTCACGTCGTCCACCTGTTATCGTTGATCAAAACGCACAAGCTGCCGCGCGAGACGCCGGTCGCCGTAGTCGATCGCGAGGGCTCGGTCGGCTCGAAGGTGGCGATCGCCCTGCGCAACTATGCCGACGCGCACCCCGGGACCTTCGAGCTCGTGACCGTACGCGCCTCTGATCGCGCGGTGAGGCAGCCGGCCGTATATGACCGTCTCCGCGACGAGCTCACGGCGAACCTCGAGGCTTGGATGCGCGACGGTGGGGCGATCCCGGAGGATGCAAAGCTCGCGCTCGAGCTGCACCAGCCGGAGTGGATCCAAAACGTGAACGGACGCGTGAAGGTCACGCCCAAGACTGAGATCCGCAAGGCGATCGGCCGTTCGCCGGATCGCTACGACGCGGTAGCCTTGTCGGCGTGGGAACCGCTGTCGCTCAAGGAAGGCGCTCCGCCGCCGCCGGCGACCGACGTGCACGGCGCCCCGCCGAGCTCGAGCATGGACCCATACGCAGGATCGGACGCATGGCGGTGACTCGCGGCCGCGTGGCGCTGCTCGGCGTGCTGCAGCGGACGAGCGCGACCGAAGTCGCAGTGCGTTGCCGTGTGTCAGTCGCCGCGGTCAGCAAGTGGGCGAGCGGCCAGGCGCGTCCCCGGCCCGAGCACCGCGAGCTCCTCGAGGCCGGCTTCCGCATCGCGCCGGATTGTTGGCTGTTGGCCGCCGGGCCAACGATGAGTTCAACCGCCCGACAGTAGACGGGCTCCGCGCCTGCGCGATCCTGCGCGTCGGTGGCCTCTCGCTTCTCGCAGTGGATCTCGCGCCTGCTCGGTCGGTCGGCGTACCAGCGCCCTCTGAACGGCGCTTTGCCATCGCTCGAGTCGCCCCAGGTAGAGAAGGTGCGCGAGGCCCTCGGGGGTCAGCTCGCGCCGCAATCGTTCAGCCAGACGCGCTGGTATCTGAGCGATCTCGAGGCTGGCGAACGCAGCGCCGACGCCGGCGACATGATGATCCCTGCGCGCCTCATGCGCGCCGCGCGTCGTGACGGCATCTACGCAGGCGTGTTGAGCACGCGCACCGATGGCCTCGTGCGGCTGCCGCGCAAGTTTCGCGGTGATGCCAAGATCGTTGGCGAGCTCGAGGTCGGCCACGACTCGGCCATGCTCGGCGCGCGCAGCGTGTTCGACGAGATGTTCCCGCCGACCGAGCTCGCGCTGCTCGCCGCCGACGGGATCGAGCTCGGCGTCGGCGTCGGCGAGCTCGTGCCGGTCGAAGGGCGCGATTATCCGGTGTTCGTCCGGCTCGTGCCCGAGTTCCTGTTCTACCGGTGGAGCGAGAACCGCTGGTACTACAAATCGATCGCGGGCCTCTTGCCGATCACGCCGGGTGACGGCCGGTGGATCTTGCACACGCCGGGTGGCCGGTTCTCGCCCTGGCACAACGGTCTGTGGCGTGCGATCGGGCGCGCGTACATCCGCAAGGAACACGCGAACCTCCACAAGGACAACTGGGAAGCGAAGCTCGCGAACCCCGCGCGCGTCGCGGTCGCGCCGACCGCCGCCGGCGAGGCGCAGGCTGACAGCTGGTTCCGCCAGGTCATGGCCTGGGGAATCAACACCGTGTTCGGGATGCGCCCCGGCTACGATGTGAAGCTCCTCGAGAGCAACGGCCGCGGCTGGGAATCGTTCAAGCAGACGATCGCCGACCAGAACACCGAGATGATCATCTCGGTCGCCGGCCAAACCGTCACCACCGACGGCGGCGCGGGGTTCCAGAACTCCGATATTCACAAGACGATCCGCGCCGATCTGATCAAGGGCACGGCCGACGGCCTGGCCTACACGCTCAACACGCAGGGGATCCCGTCGTACGTCCTCAAGGTGCACGGCGAGGACGCGCTCAATCGCTCGCCGATCATCGAGTGGGACGTCACGCCGCCGAAGGATCGCAACAGCGAGGCGACCTCGATGCTTACGCTCGCGAACGCGATCTCGCAGCTCACGCTCGCGCTCGCGGCGCACGGTGAGCGGCTCGACGTCGCGACGCTGTGCGAGCGCTTCGCGGTGCCGGTTGCTGGTGACGGCAACGGCGACGGCAAGGCCGACGAGCCGAAGAAGCCGGTGCGGCTCGAGCTCCTGCAGTCGCCGAAGGAACCTGCGAAGCAGCCCGGTGGACAGGTGGCCGCGTGAGACCGCAGGCGCACCGATACGACAAGCGCGGCCTACTCGCGATCGATCCGCAGGCTTTCCTCGAGGTGTTTTTCTCCCGGCCCGAGGCGATCGAGAACGTGGAGATCGGCGATGTCACGGTAGTCGACATCCGAGGCCCGCTCGACCAGCACGCCAGCTCTTGGTGCGACTCCTACGAGGCGATCGAGCGCCGCGTCACCGAGGCGTGCGAGGGCCCATGCAAGGCCATCGTGATGCGCTTCGATTCCCCGGGCGGCGACGCTGCGGGCTGCTTCGAGACCGCGCGCTCTCTGCGCGTGCTGTGCGAGGCGGCCGACAAACCGCTGTATGCGTTCGTCCAGAACAAGGCGGGCTCGGCGGCGTACGCGCTTGCATGCGCCGCGCAGCACATCGCGATCGGTGACACCGCGCTGGTCGGCAGCATCGGCATCATCGAAAGCCGCCCAGACTTCTCGGCTGCGAACGCGGCGCGTGGCCTGCGCGTCGCGCTCATCACGAGCGGCGCGCGAAAGGCCGACGGCCACCCCGACGCGCCGATCACCGAGGCCGAGCTGCAGGCGAGGCAGAAGATCATCGATTCGATGGCTGGGGTGTTTTTCGAGCACGTTGCCGAGATGCGCGGCCTCGACGCGAAGGAGGTCGCCGATCTCGACGCGCGGATTTTTCACGGCGAGGACGCGATCCGCGCGGGCCTCGTCGACGAGGTCACGACCTTCGATGCATTGCTCGCGGCCATCGCCGCGAACGGAGATCCCATGAAGCCCAAAGCACAAACCAAGTCCGAAGACAAAACGCCGTACGAGTCCGCTCGCGCGGCGCTCGAGGAAGCCGCCAAGGGCGACGACGCCAACGCCGCGGCCGCCAAGCGCGCTCTCGCAGCCATGGACGAGGGCGACAAGCCCAAGGACGAGGACAAGCCCAAGGAGGGCGACGACAAGCCGAAGGGCGAGGGCGACGAGGACGCGCCGAAGGACGAGGACAAGCCCAAGGACGACGACGCGAAGGCCGCCATGCGGATCGCGCTGGAGGCCAAGGCCGAGGTCCACAAGATGAAGGCTGACGCCGCGGCGAAGGTCGAGTCAGACGAGCGCGAGCGCCTGATCGCCTCACGTCCCGACTTCGACGATGCACATAAGGCGCTGCTGCAGAAGGCGTCGATGGAGGACGTGCGCCAGGCCGTGAAGGATCTGCCCGTCCTCAAGACCAAGCCGAAGCCCGCGGCGACCGCCGCCATCACCGCGACGCGCGGCGAAGGCCAGGGCGGCAGCGAGCCGACGGCCGGCGAGGGCGCGTTCGACATGGACGCCGCCATGGGTCTCACCGAGTACACGCTCGGCGTGAAGCGCGAGCGTAACTCGCTCGTGTTCGGCGCGATGCCGAAGCCGAAGCAGAAGCCCGCAGCCGCGGGCGCAACCGAAGGAGCTGCCAAGTGACCGCACTTTCACAAGAGAAGATGTCCAGCCACGAGGTGTGGAAGTACCGGGAGTTCGTCCTCGCGAGCGGGAACAAGGCCTACAAAAACGGCATCGCCGCGATCGATCTGTCGTCCGGCAAGGTCGTGCCCGGCCAGGCCGGCACCGATCTGTTCGTGTTCGGCAAGTTCGCCGAAACCGTCGACGCGACCAGCGCCGACAAGGTCGTCACGGTCAACTTCGACCGCGAGGTCGTCGTCGAGTGGCTTGCGAACGACACGGTCAGCGCGGTTGCGTCGACCGACGTCGGCTCGCTCTGCTACCAGAAGGACGATCAGACGGTCACCGCGAGTGCGAGCGGTAACTCGATCGCCGGTCGCGTGTGGGCCGTGTCCACGGCCGACGGCGTGGCCGTCGAGAAGCTGCAGTCGACGCCGGCGGCGCCGGCGAACCTCGACAGCCTGCCGCTGCTCGAGGCCGACCCGGGCGCGTTCGTTTCGAACGACCTCGTGATCGGGGACAACCCCGACTCGGGCAGCGTCTACGAGATCCCCGACACCAGCGCCAACTCGACGGTCACGCTGCCTGCGACCGCCGAGGAAGGCTGCGAGCTGACGTTCGTCGCCGACGGCACGCACAACGACAACACCGTGCAGTACCGCGACGCGACCGGCCCCGTGAACCTCACGACCGCGCTCGCCGCAAGCAAGCGGCACATGGTCAAGGCCGTGTTCCTCAACAGCAAGTGGCGCGCGATCGCCTACGTCAGCCCGTAACGGGCAGCGCTCGATCTTTCTGATCGTATCAACAGGAGACTGAACCGATGCCCGCACTCACCCCGCAGTTCATCATGGACCTCGAGTCCAGGATGCAGATCATCACCGAGAACGAGTACTCGCGTTTCGCCCAGAACCTCTGGTGGAACACGATCGCGAAGGTCCGGCCGTCGACCGGTCGTCGCGAGCTCGTCCTGTGGTTGCTCTCGACCGCCATGATCAAAGATCAGGGCGTCGACGGCGGCAACATCCGTTTCGACGACCTCGTGTCGAAGATGACCGAGTTCGAGAACCGATACTCGGGAGCCGGTCTCAAGCTGCGACGCGCGCAGCTCGAGGACACCGACGGCGGCGGCATGGACCTTGCTGCGCAGTGGTCTGCCGACGTCGGCGCATACATGGGCTACTGGCCACAGAAGCTCGTGGTCAACCTGCTCAAGAACGGGGACACCGCGTCGCTCTTCACGGCGTACGACGGGAAGGCCTACTTCGCGGACGATCATCCGGTCAACCCGTTCAAGTCGGTCGGCACCTACGCGAATCTGCTCACGAGCAGCAACGCGTTCCCGATCGATGATGGGCAGGACATCGATGACGCGCTCGCGAACCTCGGCCAACTGTTCGCGTACATCGCGTCGATCAAGATGCCGAACGGCGAGGATCCGCGGTATCTGCGGCCGCGCTATCTGCTCGTTCCGCCGCGTATGTACCCGCGCGCGGTGCAACTCACATCGGCCAAGTTCTTGGCGCAGGTGGCCGGCTCCGGTGCTGGCAGCGGCGACGTCGAAGCGCTGATCAAGGCGCTCGGCTTCGCCACGCCGATCATGGTCGACGAGCTCGCGGGCTTCGAAAGCGACACGACCTACTTCGTGGCATGTGAGCAGCTCGCCTCGAGTCAGCTCGGGGCGCTGATCTACAGCCTGCGCGAGCCGTACAAGATCAACTACTACGGCACGCAGGACCAGGTCGAGCTCGACCGCAAGCAAGAGCTCGAGTGGCACTGCATCGGGCGCAACACCGTGGCGCCCGGGCACCCGTACCTACTCTTCAAGTGTAAGGCCAGCTGATCGCTCCTGCCTGCCGGGCGCGCGTTTTGATCGGGTTTGCCGCGCGCCCGGCAGGCCTTCTTCGCACGTCGGATCGATGACCCGTGGCGCAATACCTCACAGTCGCCGATTTCAAGCTCCTCACGGACATGCCGGGGGAGTTCGTCGACTATCTCGAATCGAAGGCGCCCGGCTGGCTCGACGCGCAGCTCGCGTATTACACGGGCCAGATCAACGCTCGGCTGGCTAAGCGCTACGCGGTACCGTTTCAGGCGCCGGTGCCGGACGCTGCCCGCGGCTGGCTCGCGCGTCTCGTCACGCCGCGTGCGTACCGCCGCCGCGGCGTCGATCCGAATGACGAGCAGTACGCCGACGTCAAGGCCGACGCCGGCGCCGCCGACAAAGAGATCGAGGAAGCCGCGAACGCCGTCGACGGCCTCTATGATCTGCCGCTGCGCCAGGACACGGCTGCGAGCGGCATCTCGAAGGGCGGCACGCGCGCGTACAGCGAGCAGTCGCCCTATGTGTTCCAGGATCGGCAGAGCGACGTCGGCCGAAACGAAGACTTGAACGGGCGGGGCAGCGATGGCTGAGGGCTTCGCGCAGCTCGATGGCATGATCGCGCGCCTGCGTGCACTGCCGGGCCTTGCCGAGCGCGCGGCGCCGGCGGTCGCGGACGCGGTGCGCGACGAGCTGCAACGCACGATCAGCGCTGGCACGAGCGCCGACGGCAAGCCATGGACGCCGAAGGCCGACGGCAGCAAGCCGCTCGCCAACGCCGCCGGCGCCCTCGGTGTCGCTCCGGTGGGCAAGCGCGTGATCGTTCGTCTGCGCGGGCCGGAAGCGCGGCATCACCTCGGGTGGGCTCGAGGTGGCAAAGAGCGCCCGATCATCCCGACCGACGCGATCCCGCCGGCGATGACGCGCCGGATCAAGGCCGTGCTCGCCGCGGAGTTCGCGAAATCGATGGCTGGTGAGCCATGACCGACACGCTCGCGCTCGAGCGTTTGTACGACGACGTGTCGGCGCGGTTCATCGCCGAGGGCACGGACGCGCCCAACGTGTTTGGCTGGCGCTCGCGCTCGCTGCAGCGCGAGGACGGCAAGAGCCGCATCGCGTGGATCCCCGGCGACCCGTCCGGCAACGCCGGCTCGGAAGCGCCCGCGAGGCAGCCCGGGCGTAACCCGCGGCCGATCGCCACCTTCGCGGAGCTCTTCACCGTCGAGATCATCGGCGTCGATCCCAACGCCGGCGAGGACGAGCGCGCGCAGTGGAAGGCAACGAGGCTGCTGCGCGATGCCTGGTACAGAGCGGTCTACCTCGCGGCGCGCGGCACCTTTGCGATCAAGTCGGAAGTGTGGCTCGTCGACAAGACGCAACGCCGCTTCGGCACGATGCTGCGGATCGTCGCGACGATCGACTCGATGGTTCCCGACGAGCCGCTCGCGAGCGCGCCGCTCAAAACGCGCGCCGTCCTCGAGCTCGACGAGCTCGACCAGGAGGAGGAGCTCGACGTCGGCGATCCGCCGTTCGAGGTCGACGTCGTGGCGACCCTGGCGACCGCCCTTTCGGGCGAGCTGACGATCGACGGCGTCGACCTGTCCGACGGCGACCTGGTGCTCGCGATCAGTCAGTCGAGCCCGGCAGAGAACGGGCCGTACATCCTTCACGCGGGCGCATGGGAGCGCGCGGAAGCGACGCTTGCGCATGGCTTCTTTGTGCACGTCGCCGCCGGGACGCTGAACACCGGCGCCGGCTTCGAGCTGCAAACGCCCAACCCGATCACCGTCGACACAACGCCCCTAGTGTTCGCCCGGCTGACGCCGGCGCCCTGAGGAGACACCGGAATGACTCAGCCACAAGTGAACATCACGGAACTCGACGGCACACTCGGCGTGCTTCCGCCGAGCGCTGGCAAGCTGCTCGCGCTGGCCGGCCCGGCGGACAGCGGCGCCGTCGACACGCCGGCGAGCTACGCGAAGGTGAAAGACGTCGTCGCCGTCTACGGCGGCGGCCCGCTCGTCGAGGCCGCGGCGCACGCGATCGAGAAGTACGGCAAGCCCGTGCTGCTCGTGCGCTCGGGCGCGAGCGTCGAGGGCTCGTATCTCGATGCCGTCGACGCCGAAGACGGCACGATCAGCTCGATCACGAAGACGGGCACCGGCACCGCGACGTTCAGCGACAACGCCTCGGACCCGCTCGTTGCCGCAGAGGTCGTGATCCTGTTCAACGTCGGCGGCACGCAGGGCTCGAGCGGCATCGTCTATCAAATCAGCCTCGACAACGGGAACACGTTCGGGCCGCCGCACGCGCTCGGCACTGCAAATCACATCGATGTCGGTACGACGGGCGCTTCGATCTCGATCAGCGCGCTCGGGACGATCGTCGCCGGCGACTTCATCAGCTTCACGCTGACCGCGCCGATCCTGGCCTCCGCCGGCGAGCTCGACGTGAGCTTCTCCGGCTCGAGCACGCCGACGACGCACAGCGGCACGCATCCCAATGACGATTACGAGGCCTACCTCGAGATCGTCAACGGCGGCACCATCGGCGTCGACGGCATCACGCTGCGCTGGAGCCTCGACGGCGGCCGCACGCTGTCGGCGGTGACCGCGCTCGGCACCGCGAACTTCTTCGTGTTCCCGAACTCCGGGGGCACGCGCGTCGACTTCTCGAGCGGCACCGTGGACGCCGGCGATCATCTCTCGTTCCCGACGGTCGCGCCGCGGTGGAACAACACCGAGCTCGGCACCGCGCTCACGGCGCTCGGCAACAGCGCGGCGCGCTGGGGCATCGTCGAGATCGTCGGCCCGATCGACGCCGACGCCTTCGATACCATCGAGCTCAAGATCGCGGCCATCCGCGCCAAGGGCAAGAAGGTCGCGTGGATCGGCAATACCCGCATGACCGTCGGCAGCGAGAGCGAAGCGACCTACCTCGCGTCGCTCGCGAGCGTGTTCGGCACCAAGTCGAGCACGGTCGGCGCGCTGTGTGCCGGCGCCGACAAGATGACCTCGAGCGTCAGCGGCCGTCGGTATCGTCGACCGATCTCGCACGTCACGGCGCCGCGCGAGCAGAGCCTCAGCCCGGAGATCGACAGCGCCGACGTCAATCTCGGTTCGCTCGGCGTCTCGATCCGCGACGCCAACGGCAACGCCGACGAGCATGACGAGTCGCTCAGCCCCGGGCTCGACGATGCGCGGTTTTACGTGCTGCGCACGTGGGACGCGGTGCAGGGCGTGTACGTGAACCGGCCGCGGCTATTCTCGGCCGACGGCAGCGACTTTCAGCTGCTGCCGCACCGGCGCGTGCTCGACATCGCGCACGAGGCCCTCAACGCCTACTTCACGCGCCGGCTCAATCAGCCGGTGCTCGTCGACAAGACGAGCGGGTTCATCCTCGAGAGCGAAGCGCAGGAGATCGAGGCCGGTGCTCGGTCGGCGATGCGCTCGGCACTGCTCGCGAAGCCGATGGCCAGCGCGGTGCAGTTCGTGCTCTCGCGCACCGACAACCTGCTCAGCACCAAGACGATGACCGGACAAGCGCGCGTCATCCCGCTCGCATACCCGGAGTTCATCAACCTCGATCTCGGATTCTTGAACCCGGCGCTGCAAGTGCAGCCCGCCGCCTAAGGAGCGCCCATGTCAGACGCGATCAGGGTCAACGGAAATCAGCTGTCTTGGGGATCGATCGTCCTCAAGATCGGCGGCTCGCGGTTCTACGGCTTCACCGGGATCTCGTTCGCGGACAAGCGCGAGCGCGTGAAGGCCTACGGCATGGGCCGTCACCAGGCGCCGCGAGGTCGCTCGCGCGGCAAGTACACCGTCGAGCCGGTGAAGCTCACCGGGTGGAAGGGGAGCATGCAGGAGGTCCGCGAGGCCCTCGCCGCCCTCTCCGTCGACGGCATCTCGTACGGCGACGTCGAGTTCGAGATCACCGTGCAGTACGTCGAGGCCGACGAGATCCCGATGACCGTCGAGATCGAGCGCTGCGTCTGGGGCGCGAACACGACCAGCGACGAGGAAGGCCCCGACCCGCTCAAGGAGGAGGTCGAGCTCGACTGCATGCTCATCCGGCGCAACGGCCTGACCCTGTTCGACTCGAGCGCAGGGAGCCCGTAAGCCATGGCTGACAAGACGCTGGCCGATGTCCGTGCCGAGCTCGCCGAGCTCAAAGCCAAGAGCGAGGCGCGCGCCGAGGGCACGGAAGCAGAGCAGCTCGAGGCCCTCAACCGCGAGCTCGCCGACGCGCGCGCGATCGACAAGGCCGAGACCGAGCTCGGCCCGGTCGGCAAGCGGATCCTCGCGGTGCATACCGACCTCGGCGTCGTCATCGTGAAGCGGCCGGCGGCCCCGACGTACAAGCGATTCCAGGACGAGGCCAAGACGACCACCGAGTCGCTCGAGAAGCTCGTGCGCGGCTCGCTCGTGCATCCGGATGCGGCGACCTTCGACCGCATCGTCGACGAGTTGCCCGCGACCCTGGCGCGGGTCGCGAACGCGGTGTGCGCGCTGGCCGGCGTCCGCGCCGAGGAGGTGGCGGGAAAATAACCGAGCTGCGTGCCCTGGCGCGCCGCGACGCTGGTCTCGCGTCGGCTTGCCTGCTCGCAGCGCTTGGCACCCAGCCGGAAAGCGATAACGAGACCGCGCGCGCCTACGTGGGGGCGTTGATCATGGTCGAAGCTGCGGACGACTTGCGCGTGATCCGGAAGCTGCTGACTCCGAAGGAATGAGATGGGCAACCAAGCCGACGCGACCGCGAGTTTTGAGATCGACCTCGAGTCTGGGGGCGTATCGAACGCGGCCGAGTCGGCGGCGAATGCGCTCGAGGGGCTGCGCAGTCGCGTCGAGGCCGGCACCAAGGAGCTCGCGGCGATGCAGCGCGCGATGCGGAACCTCAAGGGCGCCGCACAGCCCCCGACGCAGCAGCTCGAGGCGCTGCAGAAGGCCATCGCCGAGAAGAAAAACGCGATCGCGGGCGCTCAGGCGTCGTTCTTGTCGCTCGGCGGCACGTTCAACAAGACGCGCACGAGCTCGACCGGCCTCAAAGCGCAGCTCGAGGCGATGATCAAGCAGGCGCAGACGGCGCCGGGGCCGCTCGGCGTCATGGTCGGGAGGTTCGAAGCACTGAAGGCGGCCGTCGGCGGCGGCGCGATCGCCGTCGGGATCGTGGGCATCGTCGCAGGCCTCGGCTTACTGGTCGCGGCGACCGTCAAAGCCATCTCGACGCTGTATCAGTACGGCCTCGCCCAGGCCGACGCGCGCCGTTCCGAGCTCCTGCGGCTCGAGGGCCTGACGAAAATGCGCAACTGGTGGGGCATCGCCGCCGGAAACGCGAGCGAGCTGCAGGCGGCGATCGACCAGGTGTCGGCGTCGACCGCGCTCGGCCGCGAAAAGGTCGCGCAGTACGCCGAGCAGCTATATCGCATGAACCTGCGAGGCACGAACCTGCAGGCCGCGCTCGAGGGCGTCGCGATCAAGGCGACCACGCAGGGCGATGCGGCCGCCGGCGCCTTCGGGCAATGGGCCGCGGGTGCGAATCTCGCGGGCCGGTCGGTGCGCGCGCTCGCCGACGACGTGAAAGCGCGCCTCGGTGGCGTCGCGCAGGCACAAATGCTGTCGCTCGGCGTGCAAGCGACGAAGCTGCACGAGAGTTTCGACGCTCTATTCAACGGTTTGAAGATCGAGGGCTTCCTCAAGGCCAAGTCCGAGGTCCTCGCGCTGTTTTCGCAGGCCACGAACAGCGGCAAGGCTCTCAAGGCGCTGCTTACGGCGTTGCTGCAGCCGCTCGTCGGCACTGCGGAGTCGGGCGCGCCCGTGATCAAGCGTTTTTTCCAGGGCATGATCATCTCGGCCCTCAAAGTCGGGATCGTGCTGCAACAAGTGCGGCTGTGGTTCAAGCGCACGTTCGGAGCGTCGGACATTCTCAAGGGCTTCGACGCTCAGCACGCCGCGCTGACCGCTGGAAAGGTCGCGCTCGGGCTGCTCGCCGGCGGACTTGCCCTCGCGACGACGCTCGCGGCAGGTCTCGCGCTCAAGATCGCGACTTTTCTCGTGCCGGCGCTGTGGAACATGGTCTCCGGCGCCGCGGCGCTCGCCGTCGAAGGCCTCGTGGTCGCCGCGCCGTTCCTGCTGGCCGCTGCAGCCATCTTTTCGGTGATCAACACCGCTCGGCTGCTCGTGAAGCTGTGGAAGGAGATCGATTTCAAGCTGCTCGGCCAGTACATGTGGCAGGGCATCGTCGACGGCATCAAAGCGGGCGGTAAAGCCGTGCTCGACGCCGTCGAGAGCCTCGGCAGCACGGCGCTCAAGGGTTTCAAGGCCGCGCTCGGCATCGCTTCGCCCTCGCGCATGTTCGCGCGTCTCGGTCTCGCGATCCCCGCCGGCGTCGGCGTCGGTGTTCAGACCGGCACGCCGGCGGTGCGGCGCGCGGTCGGCGACATGGTGCAGCCGCAACTCCCTGTGCCGGTGCCCGCGCCGATCTTTCAGGTTGCGACGCCGGGGCCTGTCCCCTTCGCGCTCGCGGCACAAGAGCCGGCCGCGGTCGCACCTCGGCTCGGGCCGCCGGCGGCGCCGCGCGTCGCGCCGGGTGGTGCAGTCGCCGGCCGCTCGACCCAAGTGAGCGTCGGCGACATCCACGTGCACACGCAGGCGCATGACGCGCGCGGGATCGTCGTCGACCTCAAGCGCGAGCTCGAGCAGGTCCTCGAGGGCCTCGCGATCCAGATGGGGGCGGCGACGTCGTGACCGCCTGGAATCCGATCGACGAGCCGGTCGACTACATCTTGCTCGCGGGCAAGCGTTCGCCGGGGCTTGCCGACGTCACCGGCGCGAACTCGCCGCGCAACTGGGACAAGCGCAAGGGCTACGGCTTGATGGGTGCGATCGCCGTGTTCCACGGCATGGATCTGTCGACGTTCACGGTGAAGCTCCGGCTCTACAGCCTCCAAGACTGGGCAGACTGGCATCAGTGGAAGGCGCTTGTCGACAAGCCGCCCGCCGGCAAGCGGCCGCGGTCGCTCGACATCGTGCACCCGCTGCTCGACGAGCTCGGGATCAAGTCGGTTGTCGTCGAGGACGTGAGCCAGCCGGAGCAGACCGATCACGGCGAGTGGACGGTCGAGATCAAGTTCCTGCAGTGGCGCGCGCCGGTCGTGCGCCTCGCGAAGCCCGAGGGCAGCACGGCGACGCCGGTGGATCCGGTTGAGCAGGAGATCGGGCGGCTCACCGATCAGTTTCAAAGGCTGGCGGCGCAATGACCGACGAAGCCTTCGTCACGGTGAACGGTCAGCGCGCCTCGACGGTGCGCCTTCGCGTCGCCGCCGGCGGCCCGTGGCACGCCGAGCTCGACTTCGAGCAGGCCCCCGAGCTCGCCGGCGCGGTGACGCTCAAGATCGGGACGCTCAGCCTCGAGGGCACGCTCGCGCCCGACTTCGACGGCACGTTCGGCCTGCAGCGCCGTGCCCGCATCGTCGCCGGCGCCGGCGGTTGGGGTAAGCCGGTCGCCGCGAAGAACTATCACAACGACGCCGGCGTCAAGGCGCGCTCGATCGCCGAAGATGCTGCGCGCGAGGTCGGCGAGAAGATCGGGGACTTCCTGCCGGCCGCCGAGCGCGTCGGAGTCGACTACGTGCGCCAGGTCGGCGCGGCCTCCCGCGCGCTGCAGGACGCGTGCGGGCGCGGCGTGCTTTGGTGGGTGGGCTTCGACGGCGTGACGCGCGCCGGACCGAGAGCGGTGAGGGCGGCCGATAAGTCGACGTACGAGGTCCTCGCGTACGACCCCATGCAACGGCTCGTGACGCTCGCCGTCGACGATCCGGCGGCCATCGGGATCGGCTCGGTGATCAGCGAGCGCCTCGACGAGCCGCAGACGGTGCGCGAGTACGAGGTCGCGATCGAAAAGGGCGGACCGCTGCGGATCCTCGCTTGGACCGGCGGCGATGGCACGCAGACCGGCCGGCTCTCGTCGCTGCTCAGCGCGATCGCGCAGCGCGCGACCGACGGCAAGCTCGTCGGCACCTATCGCTATCGCGTCGTACGCATGGCCAGCGACGGCCGTGTCGAACTGCAGGCCGTCCGCCGCGGCGCAGGCCTTCCGGACGTGCTGCCCGTGTCCATGTGGCCGGGCGTCGCCGGCGCGCACGCCGAGCTCGCCCCGGGCGCCGAGGTCCTCGTCGAGTTCATCGAGGGCGACCGCACGCAGCCCATCGTTTCCCACTTTGCCGGCAAGGACGGTCAGGGCTTCGTGCCCGTGTCGCTCGCGCTGTGCGGTGGCACGCAAGCCGTCGCGCGGCAGGGCGACCTCGTGCAATCCGGAGGGCCCGGCGCTGTCCTTACCCTGACACCGCTGCCGGGCAACCTGGCGCCGTCCGTGCTGCCGGCGACGCCGTATCTGGTGTCGTTCAGCGTGGAGCCCACCGACGTCGGGCCCCTCGCGAAGCCGCTGTTCGGCGCGATCAGCACGGGCTCGAGGAAGGTGCGCGCATGATCACGCGCCTCGGCGAGATTAGCTTGAGCGCGGCCGTGCCGCTGCTCGCTGAGTTTCAGGCGGCGCTCAGCTTGTCGAGCTCGATCGCGCTGCCGGACCTCAACGCCAAGATCGCGGGCCTCGGCGCGGTGCTGGCCGCGATCACTGTCGCGCCGCCCGATCTCACCGGCACGATCGCGGCCGCGCTCGAGACCATCGCCGCGCTCGAGGCCGCGATCGGCGGGCCCACGGTGACTCTGCAGATCACGGCGATCGTCGCGTTGCTCGCCGACCTCAACGCGTCGCTTGGCACTCTCACCGCAGGCCTCGCGCTCAGCATCCCGAGCGCGGTGCTATCCGCCTATGTGTACTCCGGCCCCTCGGCGCTCATCGGCATCGAGCTGCAGTCGGAGATCAACGCATCGCTACCCGGCGTCGGCGGGCACGCCGACGCGCTGATCCTCGCAACCGCCGACAGCGCCGCCTGGGCCGCCGCCGGCGTCGTCTTCAGGGTGGCGTGATGGGAGTGCGCGAGGACATTGCAGCGCAGAACCCGGAGCTCGAGCGGCTCGTCGACGCGCCCACGGGCGCGCTGGGCTACGGCACCGATCTCGCGTGCGTCAGCGATTTGACGCCGAACCTCGACGAGGTCGACCCGAACTCGGTCACCGCGATCGGCGAAGCCATCTTGCGACGCTGGACGTGTCCGCGCGGCAGGCTGCTCGACGACCTCGACTACGGCGTCGACGTCCGCGGTTTCTGCAACCAGGGCCAAACCACCGCGCAGCTGCGCGAGCTCGCGACCAAGCTGGCGCAGGAAGCGCTCAAGGATGACCGGGTGGTCGACGTGCAGGTCACGGTCACCTATGCGGCGCCGACGCTCAATATCGCGGCGACGATCACGCCAGCCGATCCGGCGCTCGACACGTTCACTCTGACCTTCTCGGTGACCTCGGCCGAGGTTCTATCGGTGACGATCACATGACCGCATCGCTCGACTCACTGACGACGCCGCTCACCCGCGAGGAGGTGCAGGCCTCGATTTACGAGGTCCTCGCGACCATCGGCGTCAACACGACGGGTTGGAAACCTGGCGCAGTAGTGCGCACGATCATCGTCGGCGTGTCGGCCGTGCTGTCGGCGCTGTCGATCCTGCAATCGAAGATCGCGCGCAGCGGCTTCCTCGAGCTCTCTGAGGGCGACTGGCTCACGCTGGTCGCGCATTACGTCTACGGCGTCGATCGCATCGATGCGACCTTCGGCACTGGCGTCATCACGCTCACGAACTCGGGGGGCGGCGTCTACTCGTTCGCGATCGGCGACCTGATCTTCACCAACCCCGACACGGGCAAGACGTACCGCAACACGGCCGCGGTCGACCTTGCGGCGCTGAGCTCGGCGACGGTGGCGATCCGTGCTGAGGAAGCCGGCTCGGGGAGTACTTCTGCAGCCACGGCGATCAGCCAGCTCGTGACCACGGTCATCGGCGTCAGCTGCAGCAACGCCGCCGCCGTGATCGGCCAGGACGCTGAGAGCGATTCCGCGTTGCGGCTGCGCTGTTACGACAAGCTTGGCGCGCTCTCGCCCATGGGCCCGTCGGACGCCTACGGCTTTGCCGCGCGCTCCGCAAAGCGCCAGGACGGCACGACGGTCGGGATCACGCGCGTCCGCAGCAACAAGGATGGCCTCGGCAACGTGTTTGTGTACGTAGCGAACGCGAGCGGCCCGGTGACCGGAACGGTCGGCGACCTGTCGACCGATCTCGGCGCCGTCGACGAGGCGATTCAGCAGAACGCGCCGCCGCTCGCCGTGACTGCATACGTCGCGAGCGCCACCGGCGTTCCGTTCGCGGTGACGTACGAGGTTTGGATGTACAACACGAGCGGCCGCACGCCGGCGCAGGTGCAAGCGCTGATCAGCGCGCGCCTCGCGGCCTTCACTGCGGCGCAGGCCATCGGCGGCAACTACATCGATCCGGGGCCGGGGAAAATCTTCCTCGATGCGATCCAAACCGTGATCGAGGGGACGCTGCCGGAGATCTTCCGCGCTGTGCTCTCGCTGCCCGCGGCCGACGTGTCGCTCACGTCGTCGCAGGTCGCGACGCTTGGCACCGTGACCTGCGCGGCGATCCACCAGGTGGCACCGGAGGGCTCGATTTGAGATGACCGAGCCCCTCACCACGTTCCGGGACGTGCTGCGGCGGATCTCGCCGCCGTGGCTGCAGCGCGGGATCGCGGAGAAGATCCTGTACGCGTTCGGCGTGCATGTCGACGCATTCGCCGACGCGCTCGTCGCCGGCGTCAAGATGCGCTTCCCTGGCGTGTACTCCGCAGAGTCGTTGCCGCTGCTCGGGCGCGAGCGTCGCATCGCGCGCGGACAGAACGAGCCCGATGCCACCTACGCCGTGCGGCTCACGCGCTGGCTCACCGATCATCGGCGCCGCGGCGGCCCCTATGCGCTGCTCTCGCAGTTGTTCGGTTTCTGGGCGGCCGCGTCGTTCGCGATCGAGCTGATCTACGTGAGCGGCCGGCGGTACTCGCTCGACACGAGCGGTAACGTCACCCGCGACGACATCTCGTGGAGCGGGCCCGACGACGCGCACTGGGCGCAGTGGTGGCTGTTCTATCACTGGCCGACGCTCGTGCCCGACGACGGCACGTGGGGCGATCCGGGCGACTGGGGCGACGGCGGCGTGTGGGGCTCGGGCCTAACCGGCGACGAGGTTGCCGAGATCAAGCTCGTGCCGGTCGCATGGAACGCCGCGCACCCGTTCGGGACGATCGTGCTGCTGCACGATCCGGACTCGCTCTTGTGGGGCTATCCGATCCGAACGTGGGGCAGCGGCTGGCACTGGGCCGGAGTCGGCGGGCCCGCACGCATCAACGTCAGGTGATCTATGTCCCATTCAGTCACAGAAACAGACACCTTCGATTCGCCGGTCACGGTTCCGGACGAGGACGACACCGCGAGCGCTGCTTCAGTCGAGGACCCGTTCCAGGCGCTCGCCAACCGCACGAAGTTCCTGAACACCAAAGCGGCCTACACGCTGTCGGGCAGTGCGCTCGCCAACGGCGATCCGGTCACCTTCGCAGATCTCGGCCTCGCCGGCGGCGCGGGCTTCGTGCTGAGCGACAGCGATACGAAAATCCAGGTGCCCTCGA